ACCTTTGATTTTCTATATAAAGTATCAACACATTATTTTTTATATAATAATGCATTTGCTTATTTGTCTTTTGATGATAAAGGGAGCCTTGAGGCTATATATCCATTGAGTCCCTTACAGGTAGAATTTCTTACGGATGCAACAGGGGCATTGTATTGTAAATTTTTATTTTCAAGAGGCAAGACATTTATATTCCGTTATGATGATGTGATGGTATTAAGGCGGTTCTACAATTCAAATGACCTGCTGGGTGATGATAACAGGGCAATAATGCCTACTTTAGATTTGGCACATACTCAAAACCAAGGTATGGAGAATTCAATAAAGAATTCAGCACAGATAAGAGGGTTATTAAAATACAACCAAGTTCTATCCGGTGAAAAACTGAAAGAGTCGAAAGAGGCGTTTATAAATGATTATTTGAGTATCGAAAACAACGGAGGTATTGCTGCACTGGATACTAAAATGGACTATCAGCCTATAGAAAACAAACCTGTATTTATAAACGGCCAGCAGTTAACTGAGATTAAAAATAGGATATACAGTTATTTGGGTATAAGTGAAAATATCGTAAATTGCACATATTCAGAAGATGAATGGAGTGCGTTTTATGAATCCACAATAGAACCACTGGCAACACAGATGGGTCAGGAGCTTACAAATAAGTTATTTACACAGCGTGAGCAGAGTTTTGGCAATAGTATAATGCTTGAAAGTGATAAACTTCAGTTTACATCAAATTCAACTAAGGTAACGGCATTAAAAGAATTGATGCCACTGGGATTACTTACTATAAACCAGGCATTAAAGATATTGAACTTACCAGGTATAGAAAATGGCGACACCCGTTACCAGACTTTAAATGTAGCTGATACAAATATTGTTAATCAATACCAGATGAAGGGAGGAAACAACAATGCAGGAGAACAGGGAAATCAGGTCAGCCGAAATCAGGGCGGACAAGGCACAGGACAGCAAGAATAGTATACTTCTAGGTACTCCAGTAGTGTTTGATAAGCCCACAACTATAAACGGGCGATATGGCAGTTATACGGAGATTATTAAAAGGGATGCTGTAAGTGAAAATTTACTTAAAGATGTTCCACTTTTATACAACCATGACGTAAACTCAATTCCACTGGCCAGAAGTCCTGAAACCATGGAACTGAGAAAAAGCGGTGTAGGTATCGAAATGAGGGCTACACTTCCAGATACACCAAAGGCAAAGGAAATATATTCAAGTGTGTCACGTGGTGATATAAAGGGCATGAGTTTTGCTTTTAAGGTTCCTAAGGGCGGAGATGAATATGATTCTAAGACCAATACCAGGACAATAAATAAGATTGAAAGATTATATGAGGTTTCAATAACTCCATTTCCAGCATATCAGGAAACAAGTATTGAGGCACGGATGGAAGATATATTCAAAAGAAATACATTAGTCCAGGAAGCAAAGACCAAAGTAAATGACATTTTAAGGATACAGCTTAAAAGTAAAGTAAATCAAATTTTAGGAGAGGATGATAAATAATGAAATTTGCAACAGTACAGGAAGCATTTAATTATTATAATTCAAAAGATATTGAGGAAATTGAGAAAAGGGCAGCAGAGATAGGAAAACTGATAGACGGTAATGAGGATGCAGATATTCAGTCATTGAACATTGAACTTGATGGATTAAAGCAGGCCAAAGAAAACATAATTGAAAAAAGGAGTAAATCAAATAAAGGTTTCAACCCTGTAACGGGCATGGAATTCAATAAAGGTGTTGATATTCCAGAGGGGACCGATTTATTTAAAACAAAAGAGTATAGAAGTGCATTCTTCAAGGAAATGTTAGGTCAGAAATTAACTGAAGCCGAAAAAAATATATATGAGCGTGCAAGAATGGAAAAAAGGGCAGATACTTTCAATGCAATGAGTAATAGTGCGGCAGTACTTCCAACCCAGACACTTAATGAAATAATTGAGAAGGCAAGAACGCAGGGCGGATTGATATCGGCAGTAAGGCAGTTCAATATACCATCTAATCTATCGGTTCCAATAGGAACACCAGGCACAAAGGCAAACTGGCATGTAGAAGGTGTGGCAGTTGAATCTGAAAAAGTAGATACGGTATCAGTTAGTTTTTCAGCATATGAAATACTTAAAGTATTTAGTATGTCAGCAATAGCAAATAAAATGAGCATAGGAGCATTTGAAAGCTATCTTGAAACAGAGCTGACTAATTGTGTGATGGATACACTAAATGAAGCCATGGTAAGTGGTACAGGCTCAGGACAGGGCACTGGATTAATTACAGGTATTACATGGGATGAAACCAATAGTTTCACATATGCAGATAAGCCGGCATATACAGACTTTACTAAAATGTTGGGAATGTTAAAAAGAGGATACGGGGCCAATGCAAAGTTTGCTATGAATAATGCTAGTCTATATAACCTTATATACAGCTTGACTGATGATAACAAGAGACCTTTATTTATAGCAGATGCACAACAGCAGCAGATAGGATATATACTGGGTAAGCCAATAATTATAGACGATTATATACCAGATGATACTATACTCTTAGGAGACTTTAATTATATGGGATATAACTTACCACAGGGTGTACTGTTAGAAGTATCCAGAGAGTCAAGCTTTAAGTCCGGGCTTATAGATTATAGAGCACTGGCAATAGCAGACTGCAAACCGTTGGTACCAGAAGCATTTCTCAAACTATCAAAGACAGTAACACCTTAGTATATAGATTGTAATGGTGTAGTACATAATACAGTGCTACACCTTTTTAATTAGGAGTGTGATGTATATATGAATATACTTACAATGGATGAAGCACATAACATATTGAGGGTTGATGGTAATGAATTAGATATAGAGATACAGGCATTGATAGATGCTATACCACCATACTTAGAAGCGACAACAGGTAGGACATGGACAGATGATGATACAATACATCCAATGGCAAAGGCAGCAGCACAGTTCATATTGGTGTTGTGGTTTGATCCAATGGATAGGGATATAGATAAATTGAGGAAAGCAATAGATAGTTTACTGACTGCACTGGAAGCAGTAGGGAGAAGTATGAATAATGGCTAGAGAATTTAGCAAGGCATTTTATCATAGCAAGGAATGGGTTAAATGCAGAGATGGATATATAAGAAGCAGACATTATGTATGTGAGAGGTGTGGGAAGCCTGCAACAATAGTTCATCATAAAAAATTCATAAATCCGGGGAATATAAATAATCCAGAAATAACATTAAATTGGAATAACCTAGAAGCCCTATGTATAGACTGCCATGACCAGATACACAATAGAAATCATCAAATAACCACAAAAGAAACTGTATTTGATGAAAATGGAAATCTTATCAAGTCCCCCCCAGGTCGGTAAAAACAATGGCTGACGCGGAGACCACATGGGGGAGCTTTCTTTACCTCTCTCATGTATATCCACGCGAAAGATATAATAAATCATATAAAGAGTTATTTAATACTATATAGTAAGGAGATGGATTTTAATGGAAAAAGATAAAGTTATAGATATTTCAACTGATATGAAAAAACTTAGAACGATATTGAGAAAGTTACCAAAAGATAAGGTTACAGTTGTAGAGCCACTATTTAAAGAGTTGGAATTTATGCAAAGGACTCTTGAATCGTTAAAGAAAGAAATTGAAACTATAGGAGTTGTAACTGAATTTAAAAATGGCAGACAGGATTTTTTAAAGGAGAACCCAGCATTAAAAAGTTACACGGCACTAATACAGAAATACGGGAATATATATAAGCAGGTTATTAGTTTATTACCTAAAGATGACGGCGAGTCTAAAGATGAATTGATAGAATTTGTAAAGAAGTGATTACATGAATTATATACAGCAATATTACGAAAAAATTAAATCTGGAAAGTATACTGTATCCAAGAGGGTGGAAAAACAATATAAAAGGCTTGTGCATGATATTGAGCATCCAAGTAAATACGTATTTGATGAAAATAAGGCCAATAGGCCCATAGAGTTTATAGAAAAATTCTGTAAGCACTCAAAGGGTGAATGGGCAGGGAAACCAGTTAAATTGGAGCTATTCCAAAAGGCTTTTATATCTGCACTGTTTGGATTTGCTGATAAGGATACAGGGTTAAGGCGTTACCGTGAAGCCATGTTTTATGTGGCCAGGAAGAACGGTAAAACAACAATGCTGTCCGGTATAGCCTTGTATATGCTTATGGCAGATGGTGAAGGTGGTGCAGAGGTGTATTCAATAGCATCTAAAAAAGACCAGGCCAAGTTATGTTTTGACGAGGCTTTAAACATGGCAAGGCAAAGTCCTTATCTATCAAAACACCTGAAGAAGCGTAAAACTGACTTGTATTTCCCTCTTACAATGTCAAAGTTTCAGGCATTGGGGAAGAATTCAGATACCTTGGATGGATTAAATTCCCACTGTGTTATTATTGATGAACTTCATAGCATCAAGGACAGGAATATATATGAGGTTATGAAACAGTCACAGAGTGCCAGGAGAGAGCCTTTATTAATCATGATAACTACAGCTGGAACAGTAAGAGAGAGCATATTTGATGATATGTATGAATATGGCTGTAAAGTAGCTGACGGCACTATTGAAGATGATACATTTTTACCGATACTTTATGAATTGGACGATAAAGAAGAATGGAGAAATTCAAAATGTTGGCCTAAAGCTAATCCAGGTTTAGGAGTAATTAAGAAAGTTGATGATTTAAAAATTAAAGTTAAAAGGGCAAAGAGCAATCCTAATGATGTTACAGGAGTTTTATGCAAGGATTTTAATGTAAGGTGTACCGTATCGACTGCATGGCTTACTTTCGATACCATAAACAATGAGGAAACCTTTGACATAGATAAATTTCATGATTGTTATGCTATAGGTGGGGCAGACCTATCAATTACTACAGACCTTACAGCGGCAACACTTTTAATGATGGACCCGGAAACTCAAAAAAGATATGTAACTCAGATGTACTGGCTCCCTAAAGAAAGCTTTAATGAGAGGGTTCACCATGACAAAATACCATATGATAAATGGCTTGAACGTGGCCTATTGAGGTTATGTGAAGGTAATAGTATTGATTATAGGGATATTACAGCGTGGTTTCTTGAAATGCTAAATGACAAGGAAATAACTCCATTATGGATATATTATGATTCTTACAGTGCTAAATACTGGGTTGAGGAAATGAAGAATAATGGTTTTAAGATGGAGAGGTGTATCCAGGGTGCAAAGACTTTATCACTTCCAATGCAGCAGTTAGGGGCAGATTTACAGGCTAAGAAAATCAACTATAACAATAATCCAATACTGAAATGGTGTATGACAAATACAGGAGTTGAAACAGATAGAAATGGGAATATAGTACCTATAAAAAATCAGGCTGCAAAGATGAGAATTGATGGGCTAGCATCATTACTGGATAGTTATGTAGGATTGTATGAGCATTATGAGGAATTTTTAAGAGCTATACAGTAGGAGTGATTCTATGGATAATATAAAGAATAAGAAAATTAATATACTACACTGGGTTGACGTAGAAAATGAATTAGGTGAAACCGATCATGAATTGCAATATCTAGTTCAAAATGTATGGGCTTATTACAGACATGCAACAACTAAAGAAACGCAAATGGCAATTGTAGCACAGACGAAAGTAGAAGGCATTTTTATAATAAATTGGCGTAGTGATGTAGATTTAAATTGTATTATAGAATACAATGGTAGGAAGTATAATATTACTGATATTGATGATTTCGAGGGCAGAAAAACGGATTTAAAGATTACGGCTTATACAAAAGATAATTATAATAATTAATAAGAATAAAGTTAATTCTAATAAATGTTATTAAAAGGTGTATATTATGGTTTTAACTGAGAATGAAGCCTTTTTACTTGCATCAGGATACACCTTTGATGTATCAAATGTAAGAATAAAGACTATTTGTCATAAGATATTTGATATAAGTGATAAAAAAATTAAAAACATATATATGATAGCTGACTATGAAGAAGCATTGAAGTTATATAGACACTACAAGAAAAGCTATATACGTAAAGTTGGGAAATTCAGAGTACCAGAATTTGTTGATAATACTTTAATGGTTCAGCTTGATAAGGAAGGGCGTGGTTAAAATGACCATGCCTTTTTTATTAGAAACAACAGTTTGGGATTCCCCAAAGTGGGGAATGTA